CCCTTGAGCCAAATGCACGTAAAACACACGCCCCTCATCCACCAGCCACCCCAGCAGCACCATCTCCCCGCTCATCGCCGCCACCCCTCCCGCATCCAGCACCCTCCCGCACTCCAGACACAACCTCTCCCAGCCGCCCGCATAACTCACCGCCCACTCATACCCCTTCATCTTCCCCGGAAAAATGCTTGAAAAACGCCACAGCAGAGGAATTTTCAATCATCAGGGAAGGATCATCGGCAGCCGTAAACGTGCGGATAGCTCCGGTTACGTCCTGCCGGGCCTCCACCTGTAAAGAAACCTTGCCCTGACCAGCCATCCGCGCCCACACCTGAACAGCACTCCAATCCTCTCCCCTCCCTTGAATAGCTGATGCAAGAGCAAGATAAACCGGAGCCTGCTCCTTCGGCAGGTCCTTCAGGGGCATCTCTTCTCCGTAGCTCCATCCGTCGGGTTTAGGCCCTACAAACCTGATAACCCCCGCAAGCGGGTCGAACTTGGCCCCTGAATCTTTCGGAGCGTCATAAATAATATGTATTAACATAATGTATTATATTGTCTTAAGTTAATTGAGAGAGTAACTGCCAAGGTAGATTTTTCCCGTATCTGTAATGTACAGGGTTGTCTGGTCCTTCACCGCCAGAGCGGCAAATTGCGCGTCTGTCAACGTATTGTTGAACTTAACCCACCGGGCATCCCCTTCTGCTACATTGGGCACATCAGTCTGGCTCAGGACTCCATTCTGATTTTGCTTGATAACTCTCGCCGCTTCTCTGTCGTTCCGTCCAATCGTAAGAGTAACACCCATCAAACCATCATCATCGCCTCGCAAGCTAAATGTGCCGCTGGACTTGTTTTGCCAGACGGCTTCTCCTGTTTGGACGGACATCAAGCTATACGCTTCATCATACACCGCACAGCGGTACATGGTTGCCAAACCAGCCACATTCAACGATTGGCTCATCGTCACGCCCCCGGCAAAAGCAGCAGCCCCAAACTGCCACGATCCACTTGTAACAACCCTCGTCGGATTCGATGAATCATAACTAAGACTATTAGGGCCAAACTGGAAGGAATTAGCCGAACACGATCCGTTTACGCTGATGGAAGCCAACACGGGAAGGTTAAAAGATGAACCCGGAATAAGGGTGTGAATATCTATATACTTGCTTGCCGAATTATACTTAATCCTCAAGAAATCAACTCCGCCTCCATTACCCAACACCACCCCGCTTTCATCTGGACTATCATACACACCAGTAATCTGTGCAGACTGCACGCCGTAGGAATCGTAAAACAAAACAGTCCCTCCGATCCCCAATCCGCCCTTCAGGGTAGTATGGCCATCTACCATCAGGGATTGCGCCAGTGTGACCCCATAATCAAATGATGCCGGACCAGCAACGTCAACCCGCTGAACAGAGATATTAGCCGTGATGACATTCCCAAGGGTGGTCGTATTACCCGTCGCTGTAAGTTCCCCGGACACAATCAACTCTCGAAATGTTGCAGTACCGCTGCAATCCACCGTAGCTGCACTCAGGCTATTCAACGTGGCGTTCTCACTATTACCTATCCCGCCCCCCTGAGCAGACGATCCCAGGGAGGCTGCTTTAAAAGTCTGAGTCACCAGCGCATGTTCATCGGACACCTCCACCGCATCCGTGGGAGCCACAAAAACATATTGCCCGGCTTTTGCAGCTTCAAGAATGGTAATAGGCGATGCGTCAGCGCGCAACACCTGAACAGTGCAGGCACCCGTGCAAGTAACCACGTAGGAGCACCCTTTAACAGTATCAATCCTCATTTCCTTAACCCTCCTTGAAATACTTGTCTATCGCCCTCGCAACCGCCACGCACAACTCAGCCACCCGTTCCTTCAACCTATCGTAATCCGTCACATTACTTCCAGCAAAAGCAGGCTCTACCATTACCGCAGGCATAACTGTCTTTTTAAAATACATATACCCACGGCCCGTATCCGTCACCCCCTTCACACCGCGGTCAGGCAAGCGCAATACATCGCACATGGCGGTCTGAATCAGCTCCGCAGCACGCGCTCCATTCTTGGACCCCGGAAAACACAGCGTCTCCGTACCCGTCGCACCTGATCCGGCAGAATTGAAATGGAACTCCACAGCCAAATCCGCGCCAGTCGCATTGCATGCCTTAGCCGCAAAACTCGGAGTGGTTCCCCCCGCGTCCGTCCGGTTGCAGACTACGGCCACATGCCCCAGCCTCTCCAGCTCCTCCTTGACACGCACCACATGCTCTCTCCAAAATCCATACTCGCTCCACTTTCCATCCGTACTCACTGCTCCTCCATCCTGCGGGCTATGCCCGATACTCAATGCTATCTTCATATAATTCGTCTTCTTTACTCCGGAGCAAGCCGTTTAGATAACGGCCTGCTCCGGAAAACTCTATTGTGCCTTATGCTCCAAATTGGAAAGACGTGCATCCATCGTCCGCAAAATCTCAGCCGTCTTTGCCGCAGTCTCCGCCTGTTCTTTCACAACAGTACGGAAATCCGCGTAAACGAACACGCATGCGGCAATCCCAAGGAACATCACAACCGTATCCTTATACTCCCGTAACACGCCCAAATACTCTTTCAACGGCTTGCACATAACTTGTCCAATCTGTCAATTAAGTCCCTCCTGCCCTTACTTCCCGGCACCCTGAACGACAGGAGGAACATCAGTCACGGGTTGAACCTGTGAAAAACTCACATGCCCCGGCTCCAGCACCAAACAAGCCCCATCCTTGCACACCTCAGTCCGTTCCGGAGTTACATCCACGTTATGTCCGCAACCGCCCAGCGTCAGAAACGCACCTCCGCCAAGAATACCCGCAATGATAACGCCGCCACCCCAATAAAGCCACTTCTTCCAGCCCTTGGACGCGGTTGCTTGCCCGGTCAAGTAATCCCGTACATCCTCCAGTGCGTGCTTTCCAATAATTGGTAGTGCTTGTTCGGCCAACCGGACGAAAGCTGCACGTTGCTGATCGGTCAATTCATTCCAAAGCTTCCACCCCTCACCATTGCCTTCGGAAACAACCGCGTAAAAATCCTTGCCGATAGCCTCGGCATGATTGCATTGATTATTAGTAGTCATATCAATTCTTCTTTCTTCGTTTTGCTCTCCTCCATTCACCACCTCTTCGGAAATACCGTTTCCGATACCATGGCATACCACCTTCGCTACGGAAGGCCGCCCCAGCCCCTTCCCCGCACTCTTGCCAATTCCCTTCCTGTACCGTTTCTTCACAGCTCCTCGCCCTCCTCTCTGTCCTCATCCTCCTGCGCACGGCTAAGAAACAAATACACTTCTCGGTATGCATCTCTCCTCATCGCATCCAAAGGATCATACCCGCGCTTCTCCTCCATATTCTGAAACTGGAAACAACACAAATCCACCCCAAACCTCTCCCGCAACCACTCCAAAATCACACCTCCCTCATCGCTCCTCTGGAACCTCTTTAAAGCCTGCCTGCGCCGCTTCGCCAGCTTTGCAGCCTCCTCCATTGCCCGCATCTGTACATCTAAACTATCTTTCATAACATAAAAACACTCTATCTTTTACTTACCTCCCGCACGCTCTGCCTCCGCTTGCAACTTCCGCGCCGCCGCCAAATCCTTCTCCGTTGCAGCTCCCTGTTGCTCTTCCATCATGCTCTGTTGTTCTTCAAGCGCAGCCATCTCCGCTCTCCTCGCATCCTCCACATCGGTCTCAGACAGCAATCCCCTCTCCGGCACTCCCAGTGCACGCGCCCTGGAACGCACGACAAAATCCTTGTCGAAATGATCCATTGCTCCCGGCAGCACCTCCTGTAATTCCGCAAACTCTCGGAGTGCAGACATCATGGCATCACTCCCCACCCGTTGCAGCACCAGCGCAACCCTATTATGAAACGTCACACCCGGATTATTCAAGGCAACCCCCACCTTAACATCCCCATTCATCACGGGCTTCAGGACGCAATCCGGCACCGGAGGAAATGCTCCGGCACGGTAAAGCACCATGAAAATCCTGTCCAGCATCGGCTGAATATCATCCGCAAAAAGCACAAAAGACGGGAAAAACTGCATCAAATACTGATTCTGCCTTGCCATCACCTCCGTCGCAGTCGGGTATCCGTTCTTGCCGTCATAGGAATCAAACAAATCAAGCAGAGAAGAAAAAAACGCATCCTTCACACGCCGCTCCTTATCTCCAAGCTGCTTGTAGGACAAACCCACATCTCCCACTCCCGCCCATTCCCTCGGAAACATATTTCCTCCCGTTGCGTCAAGCACGGTCGGATCAATCACCGTCCTCCCTCCGGCCCGCAAATCAACCTCTCCCACTTGGGAGGCAATCTCCAAAATACGCGGATCAACCGCCACGCGCCGCGCCTTCGCCAAATCCTTCTCAATCTGCTCCAGCTCCTCAATCTCCCCATCTACGCTCAACCAGGCAGGAAAACCGAAAAAACTCTCCCCATTCTTCAAAAACCGAGTCGCCATAAAAGGCATCTCCCACTCCATCACCCTCTTCAACACCCCCTTCTCGGTCACGTCCACATACACGCTCTCCCAGCCTCTTCCCATCTCCGGCTTCTTCGCACGTCTCACCACATGCAGCACCACCCACTTCTTCTCGTACATCTTCGCTCCTCCCTCCTCATACGCCCCCTTAACCTTCCCTTTCAAAGAACCTGCGCCAAACAAATCGGCCACATCGTAAGCAGACAGCAACATTTCCCTGATAAACACCACCACCCGGCCATCTTCATCCCGCACCCCGCAGCAATGCTCAGGCTGAATGGACTTAAACAACAACCGCCTGTCCTTCCCCGGACCGCCGTATAACGCCCCCGTCCCTAATCCGGCCCTATCGCTGCAACACTCGTAAACCTCCGTATAAAAATTACTGCGCGTCAACTCTGCCAAAGCAATATCCGTACACGCCGCATACCAAGCATCAGCCTCGTCACGGTCCTCATCCTCCACATCCCCGGGACGGCACCCCCACCGGAACCACTGTTCATGGCTCGGCATCACATAACTCAAATTAGAGCCGGCCAGCCGTTCGCATGCCAGCTTCGCAGTACCATTCCGCACCCTCCCCACAAAATCGCTCGGACGGGCGGAAAAATCGTCCACTTTGTGTGGAATCAAAAACCACCGCGCAAACCGCCACGTCCCGCCAAAACCATCCCTCTCCGTCTTCAGCCCGTTATACAGCTTCAGTAAATCATCGGCAACCTCATCCATGCCCGTCACCCCAGCGTCGGCCTCTTCCCGCCGCCGTTGCCGCCATTCAATCTCTCCGCCTCACTCGCAAGCAACGTGGAAGCCCTGCCGCGACGTCTGCGTTCCTCTTCCAGCAAACTCCGTTTTGCGGAATGTTCGCTCTCTCCGGCACTCACCGTCTCCACCTTCGGAGCCTGCACAGGAGGAGGTTCAATGCTTTTCTTCTTAAAACCCATGCCTCAAAAATACCATACAGCCACATCATCGCGCATCCATTCCAATACGTTCATATCAATCCATCCTTGCAAGCCCTCCGCGTCTCCGCCGCACACTTTTCCCTTCATCATCCTCCATCCACTCCTCCACCACGCACTCTCCCTGTTCCACAAACCCCTTCGCCAGCGGCACCAATCCGCGGGAAAGTCCCTCTCCCAGCGTCCTTGCAGCATCCGCCCCGTGGCTTGCCTCATTATGCTCCGGCACATCCCGGCTTACTCCGTTTTCCAGTACAGTCTTCTTACGGTATGTACATACACAATCCACCCCGCTCAACAACTTCACATCGCCTTCTCCCACACATTCAATCAGGCAATCCTCATGGAACACGGAACTCTTCAGCACCTTGCGCACGCTGTCAATACCCATCCATACATTCGGAATCCTTGGCACTCTGATAAACTTCCCCCCAATCCCCGTCTTCCGCAAAATCGTTAAAGGATCACCTCCCCAGCTCCTCCTCGTACCGTCATGCGGCAGCAAATGATAGGAAAAACTCACTCCCAATTCCCGCTCCCAGGCGCGGATCACCTCGGCATACTCCGCCAACTCCTTACCGCTGCTCTGATAAAACTTCCGCCATCTCAGCTCATAGCCTACTACCTGAGCCGCCCAAATAGCCGTCGCATCGTTAATCCCCAAATCCCACGCCGACACAAGAGGATAACCCGGCTCCACCGGAAACTTCACTCCCACACGCCCCTGTGCCCTCAACTTGTGCATCGCCGTCCCGTAAATGGCACCCGTCACATGCGGCCACAACGCCTCCTCCGGCGTACTCGGATACTCCTGCTTCATCAGATCGCCCTGAGTCTGCTTCATATGGGAGTACCACACCTTTTGCCCTTGCGTCAGCCTGATACCTTTCTCTTCCAGCTCGGCAAAATAGGCTCTATCCTCATCCAATACATCATACCCCTCGCCAGTAAGAACGTACCCTGAATCTTCAAACCACGGAAAAAAGAAAAACTTCCACTGCACCTCTGACAACCTCTTACCCATCAAATCCAACGCTCCCTTCATAATATCGTAATTCAATCCAGTCCGGCCCCCTTCATGCGTAGATTCATTAAATAAAAAACCATCGCTCGGCACCGTGTTAAACGCCCCGGACAAAATCTCTGCCGCCTTGGAAGGATGATGACAAGCCGTAGACCCAAACTCCGTCAGCCACAGCATATCCAGTGTGCCTCCTCGCAAACTCGCCCCTGAATAAATATCGCTCCCATTGGCAAACTTCAGCTCCCGCTCATTAGCATACACGGGTATCAGCCCCTTGTTCCGCAACCTTTTGCCAGTCCGCTCCTTAATCATCCGGCCCAGCCTTGCCAGCCACAAATCCTCCTCGGTTGCATGCGGAGGTACATAATCCAGCTTGTCCCATGCAAACCTGATTTTGCCTAGCTTCTGTTCCGCATCCGGAAGTGATTTATCTACAATCCCGGCATGAAACCCGCCAACGAACAACATGCAATCCAGAGCCAGCATGGCAAGATAAGTGCTGATCCCCATCTGGCGGCTCTTCAAAATTGCATTGCGATGATGCAACCCACGGTGCAACTTGTTCTGAACTCTGTTCAGCCGAAACCGCACCACCTTATCCCCTCCCTTCACCATCTTGCTCTCCACCCAATACAAATGATTCAGCCTCCACTCCCTGTCCCCCAGCACTCCCGCAAACTTACTCAGCACAGCATCATTCATGCCGCTGAGGAAAAACGGAGGCTCTTTACTCATCATCGGTCACCTTCTCACTGCTCCCGCCCACCTTCAGACCCTGATCCCCCAATAACCCGAAAATAGCATCAACCAAAGACGGACCACCCACATTCACCTCAGACGGTGCATTATGCCCGGCCATCTCATTATCAATCTTAATCGCAGTCATCACTTCCTGCACGGTAGGCGCAGACTCAAACAGCCCCAAATCCACTCCAATCTCCCCTCGCACCAGCTTCGCCAGATACCGCCTCTTCTCCTTTGCGCTCATCGCATCAGCCTCATCCAATTCCGCTCTCAACCTCCTTAACTCCTCCTGTATGTGCGGCTCTCTCATCTTCCGGCTCGCTCCCACGCTTGCACTCGCATCATCACCGGGATTCCATACGACAGCATAAGCCGCCTTCGGAGAAAAATTCTCCCACACGATCATCTTGCAAAACTCATCGTCCTTTTCACTTAACTTCTTCATAAAACCTCCTATCCATAAATTTCAATCCCCGCTCCTGTGAAAATTCGTCCCCAAGCAACGGAACGGGCGGCCCTCCTCCATAGCCGCGTACTCCTCCGTTCCTCTCGCATCAACAAACCGCCTCCGCTCAGGCCACGATCACCTCATCGCCAAACACGCCCGCCACAATCGTCTTATACCTTTCCACCCCTTCCTCCGTAGGCCGAACCTGCATATACCCGTTATCAGACTTTACATACTCCAGCAAGCCCAAATCAATCAGAGCATGTGCATCGCGGGCAAACTTCGTCTTCCACGCATCGCCAAACAGGCACCACTTCTCGCATACCTCCACCAACAGCTTCAGGCGGTCAGCGTGGAACTTCTTCCCCTTCGTTATCGCAAACGCCCGGGAATGCGCTCTCTGTGCCATGCCAACTTCACACGCACCACCCTCCTCGGCAGCAGTAGCACCAACAGCATCCGCGCACTCAGGCACACAGCACTTGCCATCGCCATCCATGCACACGCCAGCTTCCTGTGCTTCCTTCATTGCTTCAATCTTCTCCGCCTTGCTCTTTTTTACTGTCTTCTTAACCATAATGTACTTATATTATTATGTTTTTATGTGTTTGTTTTTTCCGGAACACCCGTTCCGGGAAATCTGTCATGCACGCCGGAAGCTCCTCCAATCACACCACCTTACCCCGCCGCGATTCTCGCGCTTACGCTGCATCACGCGGTCCTTCACGCTATCCGGCATGAACATGTTGAAATCCTCCTGCGTCCAATTTGCAACGATAACGGTATCTTCTTCCGCGTTATATCGTGCATTCACCACCTCCTCGAAATAATCCAGACTCAAATCCCGTCCCTCCCCCTTGTACCCGATGCCTCGCTGAAACTCATCCAGCACCAGCAGACTCTTGCGCCGATGCCCTATCTGCACGGCAAAATCACGCTCAAAATTTCCTCCCAGCCCAATCTTCGCCAGCCGTTCCCGGTACAAGCCGTCCCCGCTGAAATACCAGGCCCTCTCATACCCGCAATCTCTCGCCAGCTTGCAGGCGGATAAAGTCTTGCCCGTACCTCTCAGGCCCAGCACCACGGCCAGCATCCCCTTCCCGGTCATCCCAAGCAGCCAAGCCCTCAGCATCCCGGCCTTGCGTTCCGCATCCACATCCTCCACGGATGCAAACGGCAGCATCAGCTTGCAATACTGTTCCGGCCACCCCCACATCTTCAGCCGTTTCAGCTTACGTGAAAACAACACGTCGGCATCATCAAACATGGTAGGCTCATCCTCTGCCGCCTCGTCACTCACATGCAGAGCAATACGGGACATCAAATCATCTAAATCATCATTCATCACTAAAACCCTTCTGCATCAATCACAATATCCTCTCTCACTCCCTGACCTGCGGCCCGGCCACGGCCCTTCTGATCCTCCCGCATCCGCTCCTTCTGCCACTTCCGCGCGTTCTCCTGCAACCACACCTGAGCCTTATACCGCCAGTTCTTCAACAGACCACCTCCAGCCGTCCGCCCGTCCTCATAATGCCGGAAAAACTTCTCTGCCAAATCCTTCACACGTTCATCCTCCCGCTCCGTGTAATGCAGACAGTTACGCATCTCGGCCAATACCTCCTCCACGCTCTCCGGCACGTCAAAGGCATACACCCCTGCACCCCGCTTCGGCCTTCTTGACACTCCCCCGGCTCCATCATCCTTGAACGGCAACTCACTAGCTCTGAAAACATTAACACTATTTAACAAATCGTCTACCACACCGCCGCGTCCATCTGAAACATCTCCTGATTCGTCAGAATCAGGCACTTGCGGAGGCGCAGCCTCCCCATGATTCACCCCGGAATCCTCCAAATCACCGCCCAAACGTCCCTCCCCCGCACGCGCGCGGCCACGCGCGGATAGGTGCGGGGGTGTGGGGGAAGATAGGGGGGGTGTGGGGG